TATATCCAGTTGATACGTCGTACATCATGTAGGGTTGTAATTGACTTAAACCCCTCATTGTGGAACTCTTGGATATATGATTTGGAAGGACAGGAAGATGTTTTTTACACAGTAGTAACATACAAAGATAATCCATTTTTATCAAAGGTACAAATCAATGAAATTGAGAAATTACAATACAGAGACCAAAACCTTTGGAGAGTGTTTGGATTGGGACAAAAGGGTGTTCCAACAAGAGTAGTATTCAATCACCAACAAATAATAGGGGAAATACCACAAGAAGCAAAATTACTTGGATATGGAATTGACTATGGTTATCACGATGCTCAAACACTGATTGGTGTTTATAAGTTTGAGGATAACATTTATGTTGATGAATTATTATATCTAAAAAGAACAACAATACCTGATTTTATCTACAAGATAAAAGATTTGGATATAAACTTAAAAGATGATTATATCGCCGATTCTGCTAACCCCCAAGCAATTGAAGAAATGAGGAGGTCATCAATCAATGTAAAACCTGTTGCCAAAGGAACTATATTACATGGAATTGATTTAATCAAAAGACATAATTTATTGGTTACATCTACCTCAACAAACCTGTTGGATGAACTTAATCAATATGTATGGAAACAGGATAAGAACTTAAAAAACTTGGACGAACCTATTGATGACTTTAACCATTGTATTGACCCAATTAGATATGTTCTCCAAATGAAGATTAACAAACCAAAAAACAAAATTACTATAATATGAGCATAGAAATACAATTAAATGAAAGGGTGATTCAAGTTCAACCTGAAATTACAATAGAACAATTCCAAAGGATACATAACAAAGAGGAGATGTATAAGACATCCCCACCTGACTTATTGTCCTTGTTATTAAATGTTCCTGTGAACGAACTGAAGGATTTACCATTAAATCAAATGGAGTTTGTTCAGTCATACCTAATGTCCCAAATGACGGAAAGTTCCCTTAAAGACGAACTATATAATGTTTTCACCCATAATGGGGTTGAGTATGGTTTGGAGAATGATTGGAGTAAACTTGCTTGGGGTGCTTGGATGGATATGGAGGTATTCTCATCAGAGGACATACAAAACAATATCCATTTGATTATGGCGATATTATATAGACCTATTGTGGAAAAGAAAAATGGTAAGTATAAGATTGCTCCATATAAGGCTGATGAAATTGAGGATAGAGCATATGAGTTTAGACAACTACCAATCAAGTATTGGTTTGGTGCCAGCGGTTTTTTTTTTCTAACCGCAACAATATATACAACCAATATAAAGAGTTCTTTGATGTGGACGAACAAAATGAACAAGATGATAATGAAGGGGTGGGAGATACTCCCAAAATGGGTAAAAAAGAGGCTGCCTTTAGATACTATTTTAGTATCACTCTCAACCTCGCAGGAGAAGACATCACCAAAATCAACCAAATAGATGAGTTACCTTTATTGTTGTGTCTCAATACAGCATCAATTATGAAAGAGCGTATACAGAAACAAAAAGAGGAAATGAAAAAGTTGGAAAAGCAATATAAAAAATAAAACCAGTTCAACAGATAAAAACACTATTTAATTATTATGGAAGAATATGTTTCAATACATAAAATCGTATCACTTATAAAACAATACCAACAATCACAAGTAGGTATTGGGTTAAACTCATTTGGGTTTGGTAATATCGTGGAGTTTGGTAACACAGACAATACAGGTATGACCCCAACCTACCCATTTGTATTTGTAACCCCACAGAACATCTCTTATGAGGAAAATATTGTAACCTACAATATGTCCTTAATCTTTGCTGATAGAATAAATGATGACTTATCAAATGAGGTTGATGTGGTTAGTGATATGGATATCCAAGCCAGAAGGTTTATGTCCTTTATCAAAAGGGGTATGAATCAAAACCCTGATTTGTATAATAAGATGGATATTGTACTACCAACTAATGCAGTTCCATTTCAAGAGAGATTTAATGACTTTGTTGGTGGGGTAGCACTTGATTGTAACTTTGTGGTGTTCACTGATATTAACGCATGTGATTACTATGAACCTGAACCATCACCAAGTCCTGAACCAACACCGACTCCAACTCCAACACCAGTACCTGTGTTATACAAAATACAATTATCAAATTGTATTAGTGGTCAAATTGTGTATTGTAATTCACCTGTTGATATGCCTACTGCATATGGATGGACTGTATTAACAGATACAAATGTTTGTGGATATAACGAAAACTCTTATGGTCCAACAGATGACCTTAATTTACCACTTGCTGTAGGATATTGGCAAGATGGTGCTTCTTGTAATTGTAATCAATAATGATTGAACAGGGGATATTAAATGATATATCAAAATTATTAAAAGGTGCGTTAAGGAGACAACTTGAAATACCAAGACCTTCAACAACCTATGGTAGTCCAGGTAAACCAGGATTACCAAAACCTGTTTCAGGTAGATATCCAACCCCAATATCAACACCCAATGCTTCAGGAAACTTATACAAAAATCTTAATGTAAAGTTCCAAGAAGATTCACAAACAGGAATACCTGAACTAATACTTGAGATGCCATTGGAAGGATTATTTGTTTCAGAAGGTAGAAGACCTGGTAGATATCCACCAACAGGACCTATTGATAAGTGGGTTAGACAAAAACAAGGAATAAAAGGAATAAGAGATGCTAAAGGTAGGTTTATTCCAAGAAAAACTTTAGTATTTTTGATTAGAAGGTCTATTGGTATGTATGGTTATGGTGGAAATGATTTTATTATGAAAGCCTATAACTCCATACAGAAAGAACTTGCTGATAAGTATGGTGAGTATATCGCAGGATTTATGCAATTTCAGATAGACAAATTAACAGAAAAATTAAGATAAAATGAGTATAGCGATATTACACCAACCACCAACATTTCAACCTGTACTAACAGATGGGTTGTTTTATACAATCTCTGCTGATACAATCAACAATTATAGATTTAGATACACTTATGATTTGTATGTAAATGGTAATAATGTATTTCAGGGAAAAGCAACTCCAAATCCTTATGGACTTGGGGTTATTGATACATCAAGAATATTAAAGACATATTGTGAGAATAACCCATTTGGTTTATGGAACACAACAAAAATATACCAACACCAAACATTCCCATTTGCCGCACCTTATTCAGCAGAGACAATAAACTATGAGGTTTATTTTGGTTATGAATACTCATCAACAGAATTGGGGGCTGTAACAGGTTTTACAGGTTCAGGTAGTACACAAGGTCCACCAAGCATTCCAAGTGGATTAAAGAAGGTATTTCAATCAACTATGGGGGTAAATGGTAGAGCAACACAACAGGACTTTAATATGTCCCCATTTGTTTTATCAGGAGCACCAACAACATCAAATCCAACCACATCTGGTTTGTTCTTAACCAACTCACCAAGAACCCGTGATTTAGAGGAAGATGAATATTATACACTTGCCTTTACAAACTACTATTTGGATTCATCAACAATATCAGAACCATATTATGCTAAATGGACTTTTTATGATGACCAAGGCTTGGTTATTACGGCTGTAACATCAGACAACATCACAACAAATGGTGGGGGTCCAAGAACAAGTTGTAATCAAGTATATCAAGCCTTACCTTTGGTTATTCCATCAGGTAACACAAATTATAACACCCTTTATGTTGCGGCTGGTCCAAGAAACCTATCAGGAATAACACCATCAAATGCTGTTCAATATACAGTTCAGTTATTTGGTAAATTCACAGGAACAACCAGTCCAATACAACCAACCCCAACACCGACTCCTACACCATCATCAACACCACAAGTTTGTCCTTGTTTAACCTATTTGGTAACCAATCCATCATTGGAATCACAAGGGGTATTCACATATTTAGATTGTTCAAGAATATCACAGACATTGGTAGTTTCACCAGGTCAAAGTTTCTATGTTTGTGTTTGTAATTCAACATCTTGGAGTGTTCAAGGTCCATTGGTTGTAACTTATGATAGTCCTTGTGATATACCAAGTCCTACACCAACCCCAACTCCATCACCAGCACCTTGTGAATGTGGTGAATATGAAATTGATACAACAGAATCAGTACTTGAAAATCCTGTATTGTTCTACACCTTCTGTGATGGAACACCAATCGCTTATACATTAAACAGAGGACAAATATACAGAATCTGTGGTTGTGTTGGTAGTTTTAATTGTTCTGACCCTGGTGTGGTAATAAGTTACGCAGGACCTTGTTAATAAATAAAAGTAAAAACTATGGCAAACTTACCTAACCCCGTACCAACAACATATACTCTTGGGAATTGTTCAGGATATACACCTGTATCTGAAATATTTACAGTCAATTTAGGTCCAATCTGTAATAGGAGTGGAAACCCTCAACTACAACTTATGTGGTTAAACAGATATGGACATTGGGACTATTATCGTTTTACTGCGAGCAAGAGTGAGGGACTTGCTATTGATAGACAATCATATAATCGTTGGGCTGTTGATTGGGGTAGTTCAGACCCCACAAGAGAACAAAGTGCTCGTGGACTGACTGACTTTCAACTTACAATGTCTGAAACCCATGTTATCAATTCAGGTTTCTTAAATCAACCTGACTTTATGTATTTGGAAGAGGTTTATACATCCAATCAAGTGTATGAGATAACAGAAAATGGTGGATTAAGACCAATAAATGTTATCAACACAGAGTTCACAAGAAAAAATAAAGGAAATAGGACTATCACTAATATTGAATTAACTTATGTTTATAGTAGTGATATTACCTTAATAGGTTTCTAATATGGATACATCATTACTTATATATCTTGATGGTATTTGGAAGCGTGTAGACATATATGAAGACATACCAATTGCTGTTATGATACAGCAGTTGGATATCAACGCATTAGATTCAAGAAAATCATTACACAAAACAATTTGTTGTACCAAATACAAGTAATAACGCTATTATATTTGAGCATTATTTTGAGGTCAATGGTATTGAGTTTAACCCCTTAACAAAAATACAATGTGTAGTTCAATATAGGGGAACTGATATATTCACTGGTTTATTGAGATTATCTGCGGTTGTTGAGAACCCAAATTATACAGATTATGAGGTTTATATAATGGGTCAAGTTGGTGATTTTGCTTCTGAAATAAGAAACATAACACTACAAGATTTACAATGGGATGACTTACAACATAAGTTATCTTACTCTGCTATTACCAAATCTTGGGAGGCAAAGAACAATGATGTAGATGGTTTATTTGGAGGTAAGATATTATACCCAATGATAAACTATGGATTACCATATGTTGATAATGGACCTACAGCACCCCCAATACCAGGATTTACTTATACCTTTGGAGAAGAATATTCATTTGACCAATCAACACACTCTGTTCCCGAGTATATTTGGAAACCATCAATAAGGGTTAAAGAGGTTGTTAATAGAATATTTGCCAAGACGGATTACAATGTTATTAGTGAGTTTTTTGAGACAGATTATTTCAAGTCAATGTATATGGATACATTCCAAAATGGACAACTTGGAGTAACTGTAGCATCTGCTGTAACAAACCAAAACATATTCAAGGTGTATATGAGACCATCAACAGTTATTACCTTTGGTAGTGCTGGTGCAAGACCTCTTAATTTCCAAACATTTAGAGGTGATGGTTATGACCCATTGAATAACTTTGTATTAGGAACAGGTGTATCAAGTTCAATAGACCCTCCAAATCCACCATTTAATACAAACTACTTTAGAGTTCCATTTGCTGGTAACTATTCTTGGAACTTTAGATTTAACTATGATGATAACAATGTGTGTGGTGGGGATATTGATTTCCAAATATACGCAAGAAAAAGCACAGATTTAGCAACATTAGATTCACAACCCCCATTTGCTGTAAGTCCATTATATTCATTACCAACTTGTGGACAACAAGCACCAGTCAATTATTTCTTTACAGGTAGTTGTGGGTCAGGAGAATATGTTAGGTTGTATGTTGACTTGAAAAGTTCATCAACACCAGGAAATCAATTAAGGTTATTACCTTACAATGAATACACTATTACAAGTCAAGCACCAATGTGGGATTTATACTCAACACCTTTGTTATATGAACCACAAAATGTTAACATTAGATTGGGGTTACAACAGATAAATTGTATTGAGTTCTTGAAGGGTTTAATCACCTTATTTAACTTGGTTGTAATACAAGACGAGGTATCACAATCAATCATCATAGAACCATTTAACTGGTACTACAATCAATCTCAAAGGATAAACAAGGATTGGACGCAGAGACTTGACCTTAACTCAACATACAGGGTTGAACCACTATCATTTGATTTACCAAAAGAAGTAAATTTAACATGGACCAAAGGTTCAGAAGAATACTTGAATAAACTATTTGAGGACGCAAATAAGTTTCAATATGGTAGATTCAAGTATACCTCAACAAATAACCTATTAACAGGAGAACAAAACTATGAAGTACCTTTTGCTGCAACCCCAACTACAGTTGTTAATGGAGCAGACAATTTTATTATACCTGCTGTTTACAGGGAATTAAATACAGCAGTTCCAGCAGTTACAGGTTCAACAACAGGTTATACCTATACGACACTACAACCTTATTCTAACAAACCTCACTTGTTCTTTTGGACTGGTAATAGATATTGTTATAAAGATGAATTCAAGCAAGTACAAGGAACATGGTATTTGAGTTCAGGTTCAACACCTATTGAAATAACAACCTATCCTTGTGTATCACATTTGAGTTCATTGGATATACAAATACCAAACTTAATATCTGACCTTAATTTCAAGTCAACATTTGATTTCTTTGGAAACTACAATCCATTACCTGTTCAGTTTACACAATACAATTTGTGGAATGTTTTTTGGGAAGATTATATTGAAAACAATTATTCCAATGAAACAAGAAGATTAACAGGTAGATTTTTGTTAAGACCAACTGATGTATATGAAACAAGTTTAACTGATAGAATATTTGTTAAAGATAGTTTCTATAGGATTGAAAAAATAAATGAGGCGAGTTTAATTGGAAATAAACTAACTGAAATATCTTTAATCAAAGAATTGGGAGGATATTACAAAGTAATACCACCAGCACCTTATTATACTTTATCAGGTAACACGCCATATCCAGGATTATCAACAGCATATACTCTAAATTGTTATACTGGTTCAACCATAACTCCTGTATGTAATGGTACAGCCCCAACAGTAACTTTAACCACATTTGGTGTTTCTGGTTTATCAAATAATCAACAAGTGTATTATGATACAGGAACAGAATACAGACCTGTTACATTGGGGACATATGTAAGATATACTGCTGATACAACTACTTATGTAGTTATAAATAGTGTAGGACAAATCCTACAACAAAATTGTTAAAAATATGGCTGAAGCAATAGTAGGATTACGAATACAACTTAATGGTATTGATAAGGTAGTAACTGATGTAAAAACATTAGAAACTGAATTAAAAAAGGCGAAGGAAGATTTAGAAGATATTGCTCTTAATTTTGGAACCAATAGTGAGAGTTTCAAGAAATTAAATACAGAGGTAATTAAAACTGAAGCAGAATTAAGAAAGGTTAAAGATGTTAGTCAAAAGATATCACCTGAAAAATCTATTGAGGGATTCAGTAAGTTAGGTGCTGGTATTTCATCATCATTTGCGGCTGCGACTGCGGCAGTATCTTTATTTGGTAATGAAAGTGAGGCTGTACAAAAAGCGGCAACAGATGCTCAAAACTTATTAACAATTGCCTTATCCATTAGGGGTATCGCAGAGGTTAGAACAGGGGCACAGATTGTGGCTAAAACCATTGCTGAAAAGGCGTCAACTCTTGCCACAAATGCGGCTAATGTGGCTACCAAAGCGTTTTATACCACACTTGCGGCAAATCCTTTTACGGCTATTCTGGCTGTTGTTGGTTTATTAGTTGGTGCGTATTTCGCATTAGCGGGGGCTACAGATGATGCTGATGCGGCACAAGAAAGATTTAACAAGACACTTGAAGAATCAAACAAACAATATGATTTGGAGAGAACTAACATTGAGAATGCTTTGGCGATAAAGTTAAAACTTGCTGAAAAAGAGGGAGCGTCAATACAAAAATTATCAGCAATAAGAGACCAATATTATAAAGATTTATTGGATGTTCAGGATAGACAGGTTAAGGCTTTAATTGGATTTGATATAAGAAGACAAAGAGAAATTGATGCTTCTAATGCAAGTGAGGTTGAAAAAGAAAAACAAAAAAATGAGTTAAAAATACAAACTCAAAAAGAATATGATAGATTACAACTAATAAGATTAAAACTTGAAACTGATAGAACTCTCAATAATATTGACCTACAAATTAAAGAGATTCAAGCACTGAAAAAATTATCAGCAGATAAAGCGGCTATCATCCAAAAAGAAATTGAGTTATTAGGACAAAGATTGGAACTTGAAACAAAGTTATCAACATTAGGTTATAAGATTGGTCTGGCAGATTCCAAGATAGTTGAAACTGGTAAAAACAGAGTTAAAAATCTTCAAGAGTTGAAAAATGGATTAACTGAAACATTACCACTTGAAGAACAATTTAGTATTAAATTAAAAGAAACATTTAGTACATTACAAGATATTGCTGGTAATGAATTAAAGTCATTAACAACAGCATTTGATGTTTTCAGTGAAAATAGTGGTAAAGCGGGTATTACAGTTGGGGAGTTAAAGGCTGAACAGGAAAAGATAAATGTTGCGACTAAAACCTTTATTGAATTAAATAAAGATTATGTTTCACCTGAAACTATTATTCAAGTACAAAAGTTAAGTAGTAATTTAATTCTATTAAGTGATACATTATTTGAGATTGGTAATGCCAATATTAAACCCCCATTTAGTATCAATGAGTTTAGAGCCACATTTAAGGAATTGGCTCAACTTGAAAGTGAGACAACAATATTCTCACCTGAAAAACAGGCTGAAATTAGAATAGCGGCACAACAACAACAAGAACGATTTGTTACTGCGTATGTTTCATATATTAAGACAACTAAATCAAGTATTGAGGCACAAAATAAGATATTAAATGACCCCGCATTATTACCAGAGGATAGAACCAAAGAACTTGCAGCATTAGATGAACAATACAAAAAGATTGGTAATACCTTATTTGAGAATACCAAAAACCTTGTATTAGAAAATGAAAAGTTTAATATTGGTATTGATGGTACTGTAAAACAAGTTGGGGACTTAAATGCTCAAATAAAAGAACTTGGTGGTAATATTGAGGTTCTTACTGGTTTTATATTCCAAAACAGAGATTTATTTGCTAAAGTATATGATGTTGATTTAACAGCACTGGCTAAAAACAGAGAAAAAGCCGATGAAATAATCAGTGAGGTTGGTAAAAAAACCTATGATAAAGAGAAAAAGTTTCAACAAGATGTTGCTGATTTTCAGGCTAAACTAAAACAAAAAGGAATTGATATTGATAAGTTAACTTATGAACAAAAGTTAGAGTTGTTAAAAGATGCTTTGGAAAAAGAAATTGTTGAGGTTGAAACTGCTGAAAGTAAGAAACAAAAAGCACAGAAGAAGACAATAGACAATGTTACAAAGGCATTACAAGAGTTTAGTTCATTGATAGGACAGACAGCATCATTATACGCACAATACTACCAATTACAATTACAACAACTTGAAAAGACAAGTAAAGAAGCCGCAGAACAGGTTGTAGGTGATACAAAACAAGCAAATGAAAAAAGAATTGAACTTGAAAAACAATATCAACTTAAAAAGGCTGAAATTGAAAAAAGAGCATTAGTTAAGTCATTACAATTTCAATTAGTTCAGGCTATCGCAGATACAGCACAGGCTGTAGTTTCTAACTTGGAAATACCCCCATTAGCACTTGCTATTGGTGTGTTGGGAGCGGTACAAATTGGTTTAATCGCTCAACAATTAGCATACGCACAATCACTTGCTGGTGGTGGTAAAATTAGATTGGGTGCGGGTGGATTGGTTACAGGTCCATCACATGAAATGGGTGGTGTATCTTTTGCTGGTGGAATTAACTTGGAAGGTGGGGAATCTGTTATCAATAGACAGAGTTCGTTGAACTATGAGGGTTTATTATCACAAATCAACCAATCAGGTGGGGGACAACCACTTGTAAATAACGCATCTAACTCATTGATGGAGGAAAGATTGATTCAGGCAATAGCAAGAGCAAATCAAGAACCAATTAGAGCGTATGTACTCAATTCAGAGATAACAAGTGGACAGGCAATTAACAGAAGGTTAGATGAACTTGCCACCTTATAAATTAAAACTATTTATAGACAATGATTAAAATAATAGACCTTGATATAGAAGGAACAATCACAGGGGATACAAAGGTTACTGAAATAGCGTTGGTAGAGATGCCAGCAATAGAACAGAACTTTATTTATTTCACAAAAGAACAATTTGTTGATACAATAAAAGATTATCCACAATACATCACAGACAACGCAAAAGAAGCCAAGGCATGGGTTGAAGAAAATGGATATGGTAGTTGTATGACCCCCGTTGGAAAAGCAAGATTAAACCAACTTGCCAAGGGTGAACCTATTTCATTGGAAACAATAAAGCGTATGAAAGCATACGCAGATAGACATAAGAAGGACTTACAGACATCCAAATCATTTGATGATGGGTGTGGCCTACTCGCATGGTATTCATGGGGATTAGATGAAACAGGTAGAGTAGAAAAATGGTTGGAATCTAAAATTGGAACACTTGAGGAAAAGATGGAATATGAGCCAGGAACATTACCTGATTATGTAAACTATCCAACTGGTGATAAGACAAAGTGTAAAGACCCAGCAAGAAATGGTGGGGTTAATTGTTCTAATCCTGATATGTTAGTTGAACCTGTATTATTTGTTAAAAGAAATCCTGGTGAAGATAGGAGTGATTATATCAACAGATGTACTGAATATCTTATCAAGAATGAAGGTAAACAACCTGACCAAGCATACGCAATTTGTAATTCAACCGCAGATGAAGATTTTGCTGTAGGACAAGTAGTTAGTTTTGATTATGATGATACCTTGAATACTCCAAGAGGTAGGGGACTTGCTTTATATGAATTACAATCAGGTAGTGATGTTTATATCATTTCAGCAAGACATAACAAAGAAGGTATGTATCCAATTGCTGATGAACTTGGAATACCCCATAGTAAGGTATTTGCCACGGGTTCTAACAGAGCCAAATTACAAAAGATTAAAGACCTTAAGGTAGTTAAACACTATGATAACAATGAAGATGTAATCAACTCATTAGGTAAAGTTGGGGTTCAGTTTATGTGTCCTTGTTTGGATGAGTTTGTTATTATTGAACCATTAAATGTTACAACTTACACACCTGAAAACGCAATATTCAACAGGAAACAAGGTTTTACAATGATTGGGTTTTTAGATGGGGAACCAGTGTTTACATCACCTGAAGAAGCGGAGTTATACGGACAAGAAAAACACGGATGTACAGGACATCATACTCATACAGATGAAGATGGAAATGTTGTGTATATGGGTTGTAGTGTTCACCCAAAAGAGGACTTTAACTTTAGTGTTGAAGATTATTCAGAAGAAGAAAAAGAGGTTGTTAAATTATTACAATTCTTAAAGGAAACTGACTATGTGGAGTTTGAGGCTGTTCTTGGTTCATTAAGAGGAGCAACAGAAGCCGAGATAAAAAGAAGAAACCATAAAAACCCAACAATTTATTTCAAGTATGAAAGGGTATTATCAGGAGCACCTGATAGAGATTTCTGTACCTCTATTGAGAACAGATATTTCCGTAGATTAGAAATAGATTTGTTAAGGGATACAAATGTTGAGTTTGGACACGAAAGACAACCATACTCAAAATGGTTATATAAGGGTGGACCTAATTGTGTTCACGCTTGGAGAAGATACATTGTTCAAGGAAATGTTGTAGCAGACCAAGGCATGGCTGAAGGTACTGCTGGTATTCCACCAAAATCATTACCAAACAATGGATATTACTCACCAGAAACAAAAAGAAAGAGTGAGGTAGCGTATATCATATCTCAACAGAATATGTCCAAACAGGAGTTCTCTGTTGATGATGAAAAGAGAATGGTATACTCACCACTGATGATACCAAATATTCTTATACCAAGATTGGATGAAGATACAAATGAGAAATACTTTGTTAAGTTCACCCCATCTGTTATAGAGAAAATACAAAATCTTTATATGATTGAAAAAAGATTGGACCAAACTAACTATGAACACACCGATAAAAAGATTGAATCTGTTGTGATGGTGGAGAGTTGGTTGGTATCTGGTGAATCAGATAAAGCATATCAATTAGGTTTCAGTAGGGGAGATATCCCTGATGGGACTTGGATGGGTGGATTTAAGGTATTAGATACACCTGAAGGAGACAACATTTGGAACAACTATATAAAGACTGGTAAGGTTAAAGGATTTAGCGTTGAGGGTAATTTCTTAATGAACTTTTCGCGCCTAAAAACTGATGAGTATTTATTAGATGAAATCATAAACATTATTAAACAAATAACAGATTAAAAAGATTATGGATGCGACAACAGCAATCAATAATATCCGTAAAATGTTAGGATTACAATTTAAGAAAGAGACCTTTATGTCTACTTTCCTTATTGATGGAGCCACAGAGGTTACAAACAATATGGAAGAGGATTTTCAAGTAGGTCAAACTCTTTATGTAGTCAAAGAATCCACACTTGCACCAGCACCTGAAGGTAGTCACACTACAAGAGATGGTTTGGTTATTTCAGTTGATACTGAATCTACCATCATCGCTATTGTATCAGAAGACAAATCAACAGACGCAGAGGTTGAACAAGAATCAAGTAAAGACATGGAATACACAGAAGCAAGAGATGCTCAAGGACAACTCCTTGAATCAAGTACTTTTGATGTAGGTGAAGATGTGTTTTTAGTTAAGGATGATGGTAGTAAAGTACCAGCACCTGATGGGGAACACCAAGTGGTATTGAAAGATACAAGTGGAAATGAGAACAAAATTAGAATTCAAGTATTAGATGGTAAAATCATTCAGCGTGAAAATGTTGAAGAAATGATGAAACCTGAAATGATGAACGCTGATTTCTCAAAAGACATTGAAGATATTAAATTATCATTAAACAACCTCCTTGAGTTGGTTGGTTCTATGAACGGAAAATTCAAGACAGAGTTAAACTCATTAAAAACCGATTTTGATACATTTAAGAAATTACCAGAAAGAAAGTCAGTAGAGGAAAAAAAGACCTACACTGAATCATTTGCTGATTACAGATTAAACCTTATCAAAAATCAATTAAAAAAATAAATTAAAACAATGGAAAACAATAAGAAAAAATTATCTTTTGCTTATGACTTGTCTAACTTACCTGTTTACAACAGTTATGGTTCAGATATGTTGATTAAAGCAATCTTGGGATTGACCTTACCAAAGTATGCTTCAATTAGAGCAAACTTGAAAGGTACTACTGAAAAAGTAGGTTTTGTAACAAACGACATTTATTTACAGGATTTGAGTTGTGGATTTGACCCAAGTGGTACAACTACACAATCATTGGTTACTGTAGATTTATGTAATAAAAAATTGAATCAGACACTTTGTCCTTACAGTCTTTACGACACTTACTTGAGTCAGTCATTATCAAATGCTAACTTCCAAGAGACAGTACCATTTGAGGAGGTTATCTTAACAGATATTTCTAACAGAATTGCTAACCAAGTTGAAAAGCAATTGTGGCAGAACACTACAACTACTGGTGGAACTTATGGTTCTGCATGTTTTGCGGGGGTCGGTCAGTTGGTGAGCAGCGGAAATGGAGCAACTCAAATCGCTTACTCTGCGGCTACTCCTTCTAATGGTTTGGATGTATTCACAACTATCTACCAAAACATCCCATCAAATGTATTACACATGGATGACTTGGTGATTTTCACATCATACTCTAACTATAGAGGTTTGGTTGCTTCTATGAGAAACAACTCATTCGTGAACTTGTTTACAATGGACACTGCTGGTTCTACAAGTGGTGAAGATTGGGCATTGATGTTACCAGGTTCTAATGTAAAAGTTGTTCCAACTGTAGGTTTGGATGGTGTTAACGCATACTACGCAGGTCCTGCTTCTTACTACATGGTTGGTATGAACGCTGAAATGCAGACAATCAAAGCAATCTATGACCCATTTGAGGACATCGTGAAGATTAACGCTCACGTTACTTATGGTTTAGGTATCTTTGATGTAGCGTCTTTCTGCTTGTGTAAATAATCTTGTGGTTTATATCCTCCTTTCTTAATACAAAGTTATGAAGATTGGGGGATATAACCAAATAAAATAAAACAAAAAATAATAAAATAGAAAATTATGGCATCATGTTATATTAGTACTGGTTATACTTTGGATTGCAGAACCTCATCTACAGGTGGTATCAAAACCATGTGGATTTTAGGTGGTTCAGGTAATACAATCACAGGATATACAGTTACAAACTCACAGGTTACAGCAATCGGTGGAACAGGTACTTGGTTCAAGTTTGAGTTACCAAAACAATCAGGTTCTTTGAGTGAAACTTTGGGTGTAAACACTACATCTCAATCTGTTACTTTCCAACCTGAAATTGTGGTAAACCTGCCAAAACTAAATACTCAATTAAGAGATACCTTTGTAGATTTGGTATCCCAAAATGAAATCTACAGTTTGATTGAAGATAATAACAACAGATACTGGTTGGTATTCTTGGATAATGGTGGTTTAGTTACCGCTGGTTCATTGAATACAGGTCAGGCATACACCGACTTGAACGGAGCAACTGCTCTTACAATGACTGGTGGAGAACCAACATCTATCCGTGAGGTTGATGTTACAACAACTATCGCAGCAGTATTCACTACTGGTGGATTCACTTTCCAATCATAAAAAAACATAGGATATTAGGGGAGACAAAAACTCCCCTTTTGTCTTAAAGCCTGATATATTTATTGTAATATGCCACCAAATCCGTTTAGAAGACAACCTAACATCAATGATATGATGTACCCAAAAGGGTCAAAACAGCCAAGACAGGTGTGGGGTGCTGTAATGAATGTGTATAAAGCACCTGATACATCACCAAGTCCAACACCTTCAATTACCCCAACCATTACAGTAACTCCAACGGTGACCACAACACCAACTAACACTCCAACTACGAGTGTTACCCCATCCATTACTCCAACGACAACAGTAACTCCTACCTTAACATCAACACCAACTAACACTCCAACTACGAGTGTTACCCCATCTATTACTCCAACGATTACAGTAACTCCTACTTTAACATCAACACCAACTAATACCCCAACTCCAAGTTCAACTCCTATTCCATCAGGAACAACTCAAGCAAATACTTATTTAACAGCGGTAACTAACAATGGTGGAACAGGTATTACATCAACCATATCAGCCGCTACAGTGACTTTATTTACTTCTTTGGTAAGTAATGGTCTTTATGATAATATGATAGCAATGTATCCTTTAATTGGGGGTGTTGCTAATTCAAGTAAATTAAATGCTGTAAATGTTGGAACTTATGATATTACTTGGGCTGGTGGTATGGTCTTCACTGTAACAGGTGCCACAGGTAATGGAACAAATGCTTTTGGTGATACAGGGTTTGCATTCTCCGCAAATACTGCTGTGTTTGATAATGGTACAATGGGTGTTTATACAAACTCAACACCAAGTTCATCAAGAGTTGCAATAGGTGCTGGTGGAGGTGCGACTGATGGTAGAGCGATGATTTTTGATTTTGCTTTTGATTGGGGTTATCTTCCAAATCCAAATGGTTATGGAAGAGTAGCACCTGCAGGATATAGTCCTTTATCAAGAGGTCAATATATTGGAACATCAAGTGGAACATCTGTAAACAGATTACTTATTGGTAGAACATCAGGAACAAGTATATTTAATAGTTCAACTACTATTACAAAAACAGTAGCACCTGCTAACCTGTTCTTATTTAGAAGAGGTGATGATGGAAATCCTCTTTATTTCAATGGAACAATTACATTTGGATTCTTATATAATGGTGCTTTAACAAACACTCAAATGACCACATTAGCATCAATAATAAACACATATCAAACATCATTAGGAAGGAATGTTTATTAACATGAAAGTAGTATTATTAACAGAACCAGAAAAGAATAGTTTGGTTGGAGAGTTAGTTCAACCTGATTGGTATTTTTACCCTGTTCAAGATTGTAATGGAAATTGGGTTATATCAACAGAAGAGGTTGATAATTCAATTTATCCACAACATGAGTGGATTAAATCAATGCCTTTAATTGATTGGTGTGAACCATTACCACCTATTTCAGGAACAACCTAATATGTATAAAGTTGGGGATATAGCCTTTGATGAATATTATGTTAAAAGTGTTGAATTGGAATTGGATACTTGCGAACTAATGATAAAGGTTATATTTCATAAAGATAAAATTGAAAGAGAAAAACACTACAAGGTACAAACAGATTGTAATGTTAATATTGATGAATTGATTAAAAACTTGGGTGATATATTAAAAGATGAGTAGAATATTTTATAGAAAAAAGTTTAGTGATTATCTTGGTGAACAAAGAGCCATAGATGATATATACACATTTTATGTGCCTGACCCTATTCCACCTACTCCATCACCAACACCAATACCTCCAACGCCTACATCTACACCAACAACCACTCCAACATCTACACCAACGCCAACACCAAGTCCACAAGTGTTTTATTCTGGTTTGTTCTTTACAGGTAATACAAATGTAGATGCTTGTAATCAAATCAACCCATCAGTAACTCTTTATAGTACATCACCATTTTATACTTATTACCAACAAGTATTTACACAACCAATAAATAATTCATCATATTGGATTCCATTTGGGTTATTCTTGGCAAGTGGTTCAACATCATATGAATATCAATACATAGGTTTCGCACCAGGATTGGTAGATTTGGGTGCGTGTCCAAGTCCTACCCCAACAAACACTCCAACCCCTACAATTACCCCAAGTTCAACACCTATAACACCGACTCCAACACCAAGCAATACTCCTGTAACACCAACACCAACTCCTTCAATAACTCCAACAAATACACCTGTTACTCCTACTCCTACAACAACCCCTACTCCAACACCAACGGAGCCAGCAGGATATAAATTACAAGCCGAAAATGCTGATTTCTTACAAGCAGAAAACGGAGATAACATAAACATAGAACATTAAAAAAACAAATTAAAATGGCAAATACGAAAATTAGTCAATTACCTCTTTATTCTGGCTCCGCTGCGGATTTAAGATGGTTCGTAATGAATAACAGCGGAGAAACTGAAACCTTCAAGTATAGTGGGTATAATACGTCAATAACCTACGGATTAGGAATTAATAGTATACAATCAACAAATGCAACTCAATCCACAGGAGCAAGAGCAATCGCTATTGGATATGGTGCATCAGCAACAGGTGATGATAGTGTTTGTATTGGTGATGTAACAGGTAATAATGTTGGAACAAGAAGTATTAGTATTGGAAAACATTATCAAGTTGCGGGTAATGGTGTTATTGCTATTGGTAGTGCTGCGTATGTTTCAGGAACTGATAGTATATCAATAGGAAATGAAACCGCAGCATATAATGGTGGTATTGTTTTAGGTGGTAATACATCAAGGGCAACAGGTCTTCATTCTATCGTAATAGGAAATAGTAATGAAAGAAATTTAGGTGCTGGTTATAGTTCAATAATGGGATATGGAAATAAAGTTGGAGATGCACCAAACTATAATCCAGGTCCATATAATAATATTGTTGCATCTTTTTCAGTAATAAATGGTGATAATTCAACTTATGGATATAATAATATCTTTGGTGGTAGTGGGAATTATATCACAGGAAATACAGAAAATACCTTTATTGGAAATGGTTACAATTTAACATCAGTTAGAACAGGTGATGTTATTATTAATAATCGTGGAAATTCTGTTACAGGAACAGGAACAAATAAAGTATTTGTAGGTGGTAATGGAAATATCTTTGGAGGTGCTGGTAATTTTAGCACCATGATAAATGGTGAAGGTAATACTTTAGATGATGCTGGATATGGATTTATTGGTGGTGGTAAATATAACATTTTATCAGGTGGAACAAACTACTCATCTATTATTGGCGGTTTGAGCAATGAGAACTATGGTAACTATTCAGGTATATTTAATGGAACATTAAACCAAATCAATAATCCTTTAACAGAACATTCAACCATTGTTGGTTCATATTCATCAAGAACTGAAGGTGATTATTCACATATTTTTGGTGGTGTACAAAACCAAATCAATTCAGGACAAGCAATTATTCTTGGTGGTAGAGAAAACATCATTGAACCTGGTAGTGATAACAGTGAAATAATAGGTTCAAGAAACTCTGTTATTTCAGGTAGTTCAGTTGATGTTACAATGATTAATACCATCTCAAGTAACTCAAATGGTTATGACC